CGTCATTTCGACATATTGAATGCCGCCGTTTTCATCTAAAACAACATTTCCCTTTGCGTTTCTACCAGCACCATCAGTGTTAATTGTTAACTGTAAAGGATCATAACCTTGACCAGGATCAATTACTTCTACAGCAAGTATCTCACCGTTAGTTCCGATTACTGGTCTTAAAACTGCTTCTCTAATTGGTGTGCCAGCATTGCCAATAGTCAACTTAGGTGGATTACTGGCATCATATCCAGATCCACCATTTTTTACTACTACATCTCTAACGCCTTTAATGCTGTTAAAGATCGGTTCAATAACCGCACCAGACCCAGGAACTGTTCTTGCCATTTATATCAAACAACGGTAATTGTGCCATTCATTGCAGAGTGATTAGTGCACTGATAATACAGTGTTGCTGGAGCATCATGGGGAACTACCCAGACTTGGGTTCCTGTTTGACTAGCACCAGCAACGATACCATCATTGTATGCTGTTCCAGAGAGACCAGAAGTTGATTGTAGTCTTAGAGGATGCCCACCACCAGCAGTATTCTTCAGGATGTATGTAAATCCTCGATATACTTTGAAATCAGGATTGCTAGATCCTGCACCAGGCCAACCTGGGCCAGTAACAACATATGCAGTAGAATCTGGTGCAGCAAATTCAAATCTCAGTGCAGGGGATGAAACAGCAACTCTTGCAGATCCCTCTTTAATAGTATATGAACCATTCGCAGCCTCTGCCTCTGCTGCTCTTCTACCACCGTCAACATCTGCACCATTAAGTTGTAATCTATTATTACTATCAACTGTCAGTTTCTTAGAATCATTGGTGCCAAATCTGATAGATCCTGTTTCGGGAAGCTCTAACTGACCATCAGCAGTAAATTCAATTTTACGATTATCAGAACCAAACTTAATCTTTGAGTTTGTTCCAAGATCTAACTCATTGTTTGCACTAAACTTCAGAACCTTGGTATCGTCACCAAATCTCAGTTCTACATCACCAACTTCAACCTTTCCAGCTTCAGAAACACTGAGTTGCTTTGTTGTGGATGAAATTTCTACCGATGTGCCCATGGCATCCAAGGCAGTTACATCACCAGCGGCAGTTGGCGTAATACGAACCTTTGCAGTTGTTGGGGAAGATTCTGCAACGTATTCAACAAACACACCAGTTGCTGTGTTTGTTCCATCAGTAACTTCAATGTCTGTTCCAGCAGACATTGACATAAATCTGTCGCGGATCTGAGTATATGCTGTATTGTCTGATGAGGAAAGGGGAACTTCAAGATCAGCATCGGCACCACCATTAGTTCCAGTGGTTACACCAGCAAGAGTGTGCGACTTTCTTCTCTTTCTTTCTGGTTCACCAGTGGTAGCATCAGCACCAAGACCATAATCACCAATCCAAACGGTTCCATTACTTACATACAGATCACGCCATCTGTTAGTTGCAGAACCCAAATCATAAGTGATATCACTATTAGGAATTATGTTTGTAGAAGCAACAACCTCGTCATTACCATTATTAGACAGATTGGTAAGACCACCGCCTTCACCAGATCCTAGAAGGTCATCTCCTGGTTGAAAACGAGAATTAGCGGTGTTCCATTTCAATACTTGACCATCAGCAATGGATGCTGTATCAACATCTGTCAGATTACTGATACTTAGATCACCAGGAGTGTAGTTATTACCATCCCATTTAAGCACTTGGTTAGCTGACGGTGAACCTTTCTGAACGTTCAGGTTACTGCCATCACCTAAAGTAGCGTAAATTTCATTAATAACATTGTTCAGTTTGATCGCTCCATCACGGAGAGTATCTCCTGTTCCGTCATTTGCTGCGCTACCAATATTGAGGTTCTGCTTAGCCATAATTGGGGTGTTTTTCTACAGTTTTATTTATGTTAAATCGAAGGTGTTGACTTCATCGTCAAGAGTCACAGTGTTCTCCGCAAAACCTACTTGATCGTTATCAACATCGATTCTTGTTAGAGTTCCATCAAAACTAAGAGTATTGACATCAAATCTAACTAACTCTCCAGAACCAACTCCCCCTCCTACACCACCTGTTACGGTTAGGGTTGCTGGGTTGGAAAGTAATGGTGAGTTAGATGCTGGTGCCGCCCCAGTTGGGCCAGCAATTTCACATCTATAAACATATCCAGTCATGTAACCAAACACATTGAAAGTGTAAGAGTTACTTGTTGCACCATTAATTAAAGAGAATGCAAATCCACCATCAGTAGACTTATACCACTGATAAGTTATACCTCCATCTTCGGGTGTAATTCTTGCAGTGACATTAAACGTTGCACTTTGACCATTAGATGATGTAACACCCTGTGGTTGTAAAGTAAATTCTAATAAGGGTGGAACTGGTGGAGGTGGTGGAGTTGTAATTGACTCTGGTGGAGCAACGCCACCGTTTTCTGGAATATCTAGTGTCTCTCTAGATACTTCACCAATAATATATGGATATGCAGGTTCATCAATATTTAACGGATTGACCGTCACAAAATATGCATAAGTTCCATCTGGATATTCTGGTGTTACACAGAATCTTCCATTATGTCTATCTAACGTTCCTGCACCTTCAACATAACGCCAATCTTGAATTAATGCTCCTGCAGGTGGATTATCTAACGATGTTCCGTATGATGGTCTTCCTTCAACAGGTTCGCCAAAAGTTTCATAGGATGACTCTTGACTTACAACATCAGAATCTTGATCCCATGGATCGCTATATCCAAATGGGCCATAGATTGGCCATCCATCAAAAGAATAACCTACGATTTTTGAGTGACCGTCTGAGTGGCGAATATTATCACCGTTAAATTGACTCAATCCATAATAGTCATTATATCTAGACATAACTGCATTTGATTTCCAGCAGTCTAAGAAATCTTTGTCACGATAATGATATTGCCCTGAGGTTTCTGGGCGACCACCACAATTATCATCGCCAAAATTTGGAGATCCTTGGAAGTGGGCATTCCAATTAAATCCGAGAGGTGGATTGCCAGCAGCACCAGCACTGGGATTATAAATCGCAACACCATTAGTGGTTATACCAATAATTCCTAATGGTATTGCCGTTCTACCATTATTTTGATCATAATATTGATATGTTCCTGATGTAGTTTGATTAGTATTAGTAACTAACTGTAACTGCTGATCAGTTGCTCTCCAAAAGAATCCATTTGTGGATGTAAACTCAGTTCCTGTATATACAAACTTTTGTTTTCTGCCATCAGAAAACACAAATAAGAGATTATCTCCAACTTGAATATCATTACCTAACAATGCATTGTCATCAACTGAAATTGGAATTGTAATGACAAAACCAGTTTGGGTAAATGTGTTGGCATCAAAAGTTTTTGACACACCAAAACTACCACCTCTAGTTAGAAACGAATGTTCAAAATTTTGTTCAGAGATGGTATTTGGGTTGTTTGCATTGGGAAATGTTCCCGCTAACACTGGGCGGGGAAGACCATCCCCATCCAGTGAAAGAACATTAGTTCCTGCATTAAATGACCCAGTTGCAGCCATGGTTTTTTAACTATTTAGGGATCGTCGAATACCTGTTCTGGGTTGAAGTTATCAACCTCAGTAGCGCCAATCGAGACACCAAGAACAGCGGAGTTTGTATAAAGTGGTGCAGCACCGAGAGCGGTAAGCGCACATCTGTATTCGTCACCATCGTCACCCTGATCAACTGCGGGAGTTGTGTATACAGGGGAGGTCGCAGCAGTAATATTAGACCAAGAAGTTTCACCGTAGTTCTTACGCTGCCATTGATAATTCAGCGTAGATGTATTACTTACATTAGCAACGATAGTGAAGTTCGCGGTTTGACCTTGGTTGACAGTCACGTTAATTGGTTGCGACTCGATAGTAATAGCACCTACCTCAACTATAATTGGGTTGCCATCAGGATCAACTGCCTCACCTGCGAAGATATCAAATCCATTATTAACTGGTGCACCAACAGGAGTTGTGAAATCATCATCAACCGTATTTTCAACTTGAACTACTGGGAGAGCATATCCAGATCCAGAGTTTTGAACTTCAATTCGCTGAACACCCATCAAGGCGTTTACACGACCATCAAAACCAACAGAAGAAACAACGTTGACAATTGGTCTGGAAGTATATCCCTCACCACCACTTGTTAAAATCGCAGTGTCAATCTGACCTTTGACAATCTCGGCGGTTGCGAGAGCATTTCTACCTTTAACAGTTCCTGTATATTCAAACGTAACCAGTGAATTTGAAGATTCGATAAGAGCAACCTCACGACCGATTGCGGGATCTTCACCTTCAATAATTAATTGATCACCAACCTCAACAGGTGGAATGACAGTTGCTGCAATAACGTCAGCATCAGAACCAACATAAGAGAAAGCAACAAATGTAGATCCTGCACGAGGAACTTCAGCAAAGATAATTCTAGAACCAACAATTTCAAAACCGACTCCTGGTTCTTGCAGAACACCATTCAAAGAGACAATGATATTATTTTCTGGGCGAATTACGTTAGAAGAAACACCTTCAGTTAGAGTCAGTGAGTAGAAGATGCCATTCAGTCTAAGGTTGAATGAAGACTGCAATGAATCAAATTCGAATGAAATATCATCAAGTTGCTTCAGTTTACCAAGATAGAAACCGATGAATTCTGCTCCCAGTTCGGGTGGTTCGGTGAATTGGATAACATCTGAGAATGCTGTGAATGCATTTGAACCACCAGGAGGTTGCAGAATACCATTGATGAAAATCATCATGTGACCATCAGGATCTGGGAAGTATTGTTCACCATTATTGATAGTAAGCTTAAAGCTAGTCTGAGTTCCATCAAATCCTCGGAAGAATCTCTTACAGCGACCAACGTTGCTATATGATTCTCTACCTGCTGCCTTGTATCCATTGTCACTAACTAATGATGCATAGTCTGGAATCGTTCCACTGACATTTTCCAACCAAACGCGACCAGTATTACCAGTCTGCAGATACTTAACTACAGTTCCATATGCACTAGAGGAAGTTACCGTTACCTGACTGACAATTGCTCGGATCGTGGGGAAAGTCTGACCCAATACAAACTTACCAACACCACGATTCTGGAAACTTTGTTCCGTAACACCAGCAAAGTTATCGATATCAAGATTTGCGATATACAAGTCTCTAATACCGTCATCAGGTCTATCATCATACTTAACAACAACTCCTCTAATTCCAGGGATTGCAATGACGGTTCCGTCAAGTAAGAACACTTCATCACCAACTCTAAATGTGTCTGGAGGAACTGTTGTTGTAGTTGGAGTTTGCAGTGTAAGTTTTACTGTTTGTCTAGCCTGCAGAATATCACCCTGATTCAGGAATGATGTGCCCTGAATGTCAACTAGTTCAATTGATGACTCAGTTACACTACCATAGATAACCTCATTATCTACAAAGTTCTCGGTAAGTGTCTCAACACTAACGTTGAGAACACCACCTTCAGTTCCGAGCAGAGCACCAGAATGATTTGTAATAGATTGAATATCTGCTTGGAATGTATCACTAACTCTGAAGAATGGATCACCTTGCAAGAAAGATCCTCTCTTAATTCTAATCAAGATTGCTTTGTCGATAGAAGCAATAGTCGCTTGATAACTGTTTTCAATTCCAGTTACCACATCACTAACGGAGAAGTTGCCAGAATTAAATGGTGCAACAATATCAACTGTAGAAGTATTGTCAGTTTCTACATCATATGCTCTAAGAATTTTTGCGCTATCTGATGGTGAACCAACAACTTGCAGTTCTTCACCATTAATAAATTCACCCGTCGCGCCAGTGAGATTGAGTCTCCAGAAAGATACAACAACTTCTGCAAAGTTATCAATAATCTGAGCGAATTCTGCAGTAGCACCACTAGAGGTGCCGAAGAATACATCACCAGCAGCAAAACCAGCACTAATTGCAGTTGGAATACTTCTGGTTCCATTTGTTGTTACTGCTCTCTCAACACCATCTCTTCTTCTTAATGCGAAGAAGTGAGTTGCAGTATTGGCAGTATCAATGGAGAAATCTCTGTATCTTGCATCATGTCTTTCTGCTCGTGCAATAACAAAATATGTTGTTGTAGTATCAATTACATAATAGAATGACTGATCAGAAAGATCTGCTAATCCACCAGACTGAGCAGGAATGTATGTGAGAACATCACCACGTCTAAACTGATGTGCAGTTGTAATCTTAATAGTCTCATACTGCCTATCCCAACCAACTTCAGTTGCTGCGGGATTGATTGAACTGAGATTTGGATCCGTTACAACATCAGTTCCATATTGATAAGATACCGATTGATTGGTAACATCAGAACTTGGGATAAAGGAGATACGGTTGTTTGTTGGCAGATCTGCTCTAGATAGAGAATATCTGACCAAATTCATACTAGAATCAATTGCAAAGGATGCACTCTCGGGTTCAAACTCCAGGAATGGTGCGGGAGTATTTGCTGTTCCTGTGTATATATCATACCCATTCCAATCTGTGCTATCAAAATCGGTAATAATTTCTTTTGCAAATTCACGAATTCTTGCTTCATGATAAAGGAGGTGCGTTACAATTACATTAGGTTCGTAATTGTAATTGCCCTGACCATCAAAGAATTGATTGCAAGTATCAATCATCTTTGCATTACCACCTGTAATCAGGTCGTAAATCAATGCATCGAGAAGATTATCAGCAAACTCAACGTTTCCTGCATATGTGGGATATGACAACAATGTTGCATCATATGCACGTTGTCTGATGGCATATCTGTTAAAGTGAATCTTCTCTGCTGCCTGCCTCTTAGAGGTTCCACCAGCACCAAGGGTATCTGGATATAGACTAAAGAGACTTTCAATTGCAGAAGTTACGTCATAGCAAGCATATTGCTGCCAGTAAATATTGGCGTCATATCCTGTAGTTCTAGTTATTGTATCTAGATAATTTACACCACCAACTGCAGACTCAATAGTGTTAATGACTACATCAAATAGTGAATTAACAGCAGAAACTTGATTTGTGCAACTATCAATCCAGAATTGGGCAGTAGGATCATAGGTAATATCAAAGTCTCTTTCTGGTTTGTTGTTAGAATACTTGACAGGCCAAATAGTTGGCAACTCTACGACATTGCTAGCAGCTGCATATGGATATGTTGCCGAATCAGCACCAGTAGGATCTTGAATGGTATCCGTGATATATCCCATCAAGATATTGATGCCACTCTCAGTTCTTGTCCAGTCTGCGGGGTCTGAAGTATATGCATCCCAAGAAGACGCCGTGGTATCTACAGTATATCCGTGGGAACCAACTACTGAAATTGGAGTTCCATTCACAATATCGATTGCCAGATCTCTTGCTTCGTTAAAGATCCATACAGTCTCTGTTGCTTGAGCACTAACATGAGCAAGAGCTCCACTGTTCAGATAGAACTCTGCTGCATAGTAAACCTTGTTATTACCACCGTTCTGTAGGTTGAATACCAACGCACGGAGAACATCTGCAACGTCATGAATGCAGTTGATGTTACCACCAGGAATAGACAGGCTTGGATATTGAACTAATCCACGAGCAACTGCTTCTTCTGCAATAAATCTGATGTTTCTTTCAATTCTAAGTGCAGCATCAATCTTATCTGGTTCTTCCCCATTTTGATCGTATCCTGTGGTTATCCCAATGTTGTCAAATTTATTCTCGGCACCAAATGCATTTCTAATTGTTAGATTGACAACATCGCGAGCCAGTTTATAAGTATAGATTGATGCTTCAGACTCAGACTCAATGTGAGCAAGAGTATTTTCACTAGACAAATAAAGTTCTGATGCATCATATACTCTTTCATTACCACCAAATCTGATATCATGAACTACTGCCTCTAAGTAACCCTTGACATCATCAATACAATTCTGACTGCCGCCAGGAATAGTGAGGTCTTGGAACTTAGCAGTGTCGTTCATCTCATGAACAACTTCATATGCAATTATATCAATATTTCTTTCAATTTGATTTGCCGCATCGATGTAGTTGTTGAGTTCATTTCTAGTTGGATCAACACCTTTTGTATCTCTAGTGATAGTAAAGTCATTATATGATCCTCTTTGAGTATATGCAGGAGAATAGAAATCATCATCAAAGGTTCCAGCAGGAAGAGACACATCGAATTCTGGAATAGAACCAAGAATAGATTCAGTTTCTGGAGGAGTCAACAGGTTATTGACTGCCTTCTGACACAACTTCTTAGTAATATCCAGTGCATAAAGCATTGGATTCAGTTGATCCTCAACACTAGTGATATTTTCATCACTGTCTAGATAGAAATCAATTGCATTTTGCGTATATCCATTACCACCAGTGAGAAGGTCACTGATGATTGCAGGAATAATGTATTCCTTAATATCACGCTCACACTTAGACTGAAGATTATTAGGCCCATATGTCAAGAAGTCATATGTTGCTCCAGTTGCTGTCTCAATGTCATTGTAATAAGTATTCAGATGACCAACTGCTTCTTCAGCAATATATTCTCTATTAAACCAAAGGAGATCGCCAGCATCTCTAAATCTGTGACCAGTTGGTGCCAGGATATCAATAATGGTAGTAATAGTAGCGTCAATTTCATCAGTAACTGCAGTCTGAGCAGGTGAAATGAAGTTACTAGGAATTCTAAGTCTATTGGTAAAGTCACCAGACAAGTCTTGATAATTCAAATTAGTGACAACATCTTTAGCAAGAGTCGCTACCTCTTGATAAGTGTAAACAGTTTGGAGGAGCTCCTTACCGACAAACTGAATTTCGTTTGCCTCCAAATATCCTCTACCAGCAACAACTGCATAGAAGTTACCACCATTCCTAAGATCTTTGACAATTGCGTCAATAATATATTCTTTGGTGTCTCTAACACACTTGTCGCCTAACCCATAACCATCATCCTGTGTTGGATATGTAAAGTCTCCATAACGAGCTTTCATCTTACCAACAACTTCTTCAGCAATAAAGTCAGCGTTTAGTTCGATAATATCCGCAGATGCTCTGTGTGAATCTCTTGAGAGATCAACATCTTCAATAATTATCTTACTATCATCAGACTTGAGTTTACTCAGAGTTGCTGAAGTAATTTCTCTGCTGCTAAATTTAGCATATACATCGTCATATAAAATTACAATTGGTTGCTCAGCATTGATACCGAGAGACAGTGTTTCATCATCAGCATCGAAGGTGGTTACTGGAGTAAATGCTGCACCATAATCTGATTGACCCTTCTTAATCATGAAGTTATCGATATAACCAGAGAAGTCATTACCACCTTGGAAATCATTGGAGATGTATACTACCTTGTCAGCAGCATAATCGTTAGAATCGGTGTAATTAGATCCGACTTGTGCACCATCAACAAACAGTTTTGTAGTGGTTGATGTTCTAGTGATAGCAATATGATACCAAGTGTCTGCTGCAGCAATAGCACCTGTTCCTGTAATTACTGCAGACCCAGCAATTGCAAGTTCAAGATCTGTTCCGTTTGTATACAAACCGATAACAGTGTCTGTTGCATTTTGACGAAGATCAAAGAGATATTGAGTTCCAGCAACACTATCGAAGCGTGCCCAGAATTCAATCGTGTAATCATCTGTTCCGAATGCCACCTTATCTGAAGATGGATACGACATGCTAGAAGATGAAATGAACTTAAGTGAATGTGTTCCAGATTTTTTCTGAACTTCACTACGAACTACATCTGTAGAATCGAGAACGGAGTTTGTAATATATTCATCAGCAGTAAATCCACCACTGATGTTAGATGTGTAAAGCGACTGTAAACCAGTATTAAATCCCTTAACGGTGGTCGTTGCACCTGAAGATATACCAGTGATTACATCATCAACATTAAACAGACCCGCAGACTTATCTTTGTATGCGATCTTGATGGAACGCAATGTCTCACCTTCAGTGAATGGGCCATTCTGAATATTCAGATATGAAATTTCCTTACTCTTAATTTCATCACCAGTTTCCCAAAGTAAACCTGGGATGTTTTGGTTATCAAATACGAGTTCAGTAGAACGAACTTCTTCAAAGTTGAGGAAGTCATCATTAATTAGTTCATCAGTATTGTAGAGCTCTGCAGGTGCAACTGATGTCTTAGAAATATCATCAATGATGACATTTGGATTAGTAGTAGAAATCAGTCTCTCAAATACCAATCCAAAGAAAGAAGATCCTTGGTTGATGATCAGTTCACTAACAACTGCATTAGTAACAGGATCACGATATGGTGAAACTGATGTCACTCTCGCAGCAATATTAGTTCCTGCAGAATAGAAGATTTCATCAACACCGATGTCAAACTCACCAGTTTCATATTCGGCAGTTCCTGACGTTCTGCTAACACTAATAGTATTAGTTGGATCACCGTCAGCATCAACGTTGTTTTCTTCAATGATAGCAAACTGACCATCCATGGTCTGAATTGCTTCACCAAATCTATAATTGGTGATAACTGGAACTTCACTAATACCGATAATTCTAGCTGAGAATACAGAACCTCTGGTGACAAATTCGTTGACAACGAATGGGCCATCAACAACGTCAACAACGTCGATAGATGTGGTTGCCGATGAAACAACTCTTGCTCTTGCATCACTATCAAATCCATTTACAAAATCACCAAGTTCTGGGAAAATACCACTTATATTATCCAATTCCAGACGATAGATTGTCAGAGGTGTGAAATCAATGGTTGTATATCTGATTTTAGACGCTGGTTTTGGTGGTTCATCAAATACAATACTACCAGATTGTGTTGTAAAGGAATTACCAGGAGATTGAATAATACCGTTAATGGTAATCAATAATTGATTTTCATTTGCAATCAAAGTCTCACCTTCTACTGTTAGGGGGAAGACCTTACGAACACCATCGAAATCTCCTGAGATATCATCGATTTTTTTGACGATAGAGGTCAAAATTTCCTCAGAAGAAGTCAGTCTCTTTTGTCTAAAGAGAATCTCAGTATTATTGAAATCACTATATACAGGTTCTGCTGCAGCAAATGATGTAATCTCATTTACATTAGTAAAATCTGAAATATTGACTTGTTTGATAAAGTCGGTTGATACTTTTCTACCTGAAATATCTTTGCCACCAGTCAGCTGCAACTGACCAAACATGTTGAAACCAACTGGGTGGTTATTGTCAAGTAGGGTAGTCTTCCACCTACTAATTGGCAATTCAGATTTAATGACGTAAGAGAAACTCTGATAGAAGAAAGAGTCTTGAATTTTCTGAACAATGACAGAGGGTTTACCAACATCGTCAGTAAACTTACCAGGAGTTCTTGTGACAGCATCGATAGTAAGAACACCTCTTGCCAGATTGATATTATTAATCAAACCAGATGCCTTAGAAATCAGACCAGTAACGGTTGCTCCTTCTACAAATTCACCTTCAACATTAACAAGCTTAAGGATCTTAGGCCCAATCTGCCAACCAGTGTTGGTGGAAATTGTAGCAGTTGCAGTTGTGGTATCAAGAGAATCTCCCTGATATACAACCTCACCTTCTAAGAATCTGGAGGTTTCTACAACTGCCTCAGCTTCACCACCAAAGACCTCTGTAAGAAGAACTTGTTTACCTGAACCCTGTGTCAAGAAAGTGATAAAGTCGCCAGATGCAGCAGCTGCTGGAGTCAGAGCAAATCTAATTTGATCGGATTCCAATCCATTAGCAGCGCCAACGATTGCATAGTAAATCTGACCTTCAACCAAACTGGTCAAACCAGCGGTGCTTGGTTGTGGTAATACACCAACTGTAGTTCCTTGATCATCAGCACGGAACTCGATCTCAGCACCCTGAGTGATACCATGTGGAAAGTTAAACTGTAAGTAATTCAGGTCAAGGTTAACAACATAGTTAAACTCAGACTTCAGTTCAATAGTTGGTTCAGATGAATAACCAGAACCAGGATTCTTAATTATAATTTCGCTAAGTCGGTTGTTTCTGACGATAGCCTCTCCTTCTGCACCGCTACCGCCACCACCAGTGATTACGACAGCGGGTGCAGCTGTATACCCTGAACCAGGGTTTGTGACCTTAATTTGTGACAGAATAGAAGTATTGAACAGTTGAAGGTTGATTGGGAATGTAATTTCTGGTCTCAGAGTGTAATCATGAGAATATCCATATCCGAATTCATTATTCTTCAGTTTCTTGATCTTACCGACGTTTGAACCTGTAAGGAAGACAGAAGCACCCGATCCTTCATCAGGAATGACGACTTGCAACTCACCACCAGATCCAGTAAGACCAGCGCCAAGAATGCCAGGAATTCCCTCAATATCAATAGATGCAGTTGTATATCCCTTACCAGGATCGGTAACTGTTACCGATGAAATTACGCCAGAACCAATTTCAGGATCAAGTGTAACTTCAATAGACACCAAACCACCTTCACCATCACCATCGATAGGAACTTTAGTATAAACGCCTACAGCATACTCAGAACCTGCATCAACGATATTAACGCCTTCAATTTTTCTATTACTTGCAATATCAGCAACAACTGGCAGTTTCTTATAGAATCCACCTTGAGAAATAATCTTAATTGTATTGATTGGGCCAATTGCTCTCGTTGAGGTGGTCGCATATGCTGAATATGGATTTCCTTGATCATCATCTGCAACAATTGCAGATGATTGCTCAGGTTCACTGCTCAGATTAAATCTGAATACGTTATCAGCAACAATATTATTGACACTATATGTTCCTGAATATGGTGTGTTAATAATGTCAATAAATGAGTTATTGCCAACTGGTGACTTATCACTCGTCAATCTAGATGGATCAAAGTAGTAAGAAATGTTAGTTACATCACCAGTAATCTTAAATTGAACCGTAGAACCAGCAACACCAGGAGTTCCCTCACGGCGAATATTATTGAAAGTATATTCCAACTTATACTGGTTATCCTCTGAGAATGACAAGAAGTATGTTGAGTTGGATGGATCACTGACATCAAAGACATACTGATGATCTCTAACCATCAAGAATGTTGGGTGCTTAGCATAAATTTTCACACTACCAATAGATCCGTTATTAAATGCTGGATCGGAAGTTGCAGTATCTCTAATCTGATAAATGAAGTCTCTACTATTAAAGACTTCTTTTACAAAGAATGATCCGTTGAACTGATCTGTAGTAAATCCAGTGGTGTAGATGATGTCATTTGCAGCATAATTATGTCTGGTTGAAGAATCGCAGAATACTAAATCAGTTCTTACTTCAGAATTAATAGTAGTATCTTTGGTTAAGTCAGTAATGACACGAATTGACTTAACAGTATCAAGACCAGAAATACGCAGAATCTTATCGTCACTACCGTTAACTGTTCCTAATGTAAATCCAGTGTTAATAACGTCGTCAACAATAAATTCAGACCCTGGATAGATATCTACAATCTGAACAGTGTAAGATGTCAATGTGCCCTTAAATCTTGCATATTCATCCTGACTTGTAAGGGTTTCAACAAACTCCCATGTTACACCACCATCGCTTACACTACCAGAGGTGTGTGTTGGTGCTGTG